CAGATCCGCCATCTGCTGAGGAGTGACAAACATGTGGAATGTTTCCTCATTTCCGGCACCGCGAATACCACGAATGTAGTTGTCTTTCGCGTAAGCCTTCAACTCAACGATGCAACGATAGTTGATAGTGTCAGCGGCGGCAGTTGCAGTAACATCACCGGCTACAACACCGCTAGTCGCATCCCAACGACGATGCCGATCACCAGTAGGTGCGGATACGTCTGATGCAAACTCTAAATCTACCAACTCGTGTCCCGCAGATGAGCTAGTAGTTCTAAGACCACCGTTGTTCTTGTGGGTATAAGCAACACCGGAGAGCGTCAAGAACGCAAGCTGATCGCAACGGTCAGCAATTGCGTAGGCAAGTGCATCGCGAGACTGCTCACGGAAGTTAACCACAGTCTTCTGGTCAGTCAAACGACCGGCCATGCGGTTAGCGAAACGAAGCTGATCAAGCTCAATAGTGATATCGAACGCGCGGAGTGCTTCTTCATTGCCCTCTAACGTGTTGTCACCAGTGATACCGTCACCAGTCATGTCAGCCAAAAGCGTAATGTTTGCTTTGGTGCCTTTCTGGTTTTTGGTCAGTTCAGTAACCCGCTGAACCATTGCGTTTGAACCGGAACCAGCGAACTGGTTGATGAACGACATGTTACGAGCTACGCGCCAAAAGTCGCGGCTCCAAGTTTGCAACTGATCGCCCGAAAGCGTTCCAAAATTTGTTAAAGCCATGATGGCCTCCAATAAAGTAAGAGTGTTATCAGCAACATTATTGTCGCTAATATAAGCAGCCGACTTTATGGAGCGGCTAATCCGTCCCTACTATCGTGTAGAGGAACGTTTAGCGCGGATTAACGAGGTGCGACCTCGACATTTTTAACGCCTTTGTAGGCGAGGGGTACGGTTTTAACGCCTACGGGGCGACCACATATCGTAGTGATGGACGTATACCAATATTAGTGTAACTAATATATAGATGCAACACTTATCTGTGTCGAGCCGTCTTTTTCGCTATTTTTTTAGGCTGCTTGCTAACTTGTTTGCCAGCTTTCGTGTCTGCACGTTTCTTAGCACTGGTTTGTGCATACTCTTTCTTACTGAGAGAGTCCCGCGCCGACTTAGGTAAATACCGCTCCCCTGTCGCTTTTTTGCCCTGCGTAGAGTTCTTACCAGACTTAGTCCCCCACTTCTCGTCAGTCCACTTACTCAATGACTTCTGAGCTTTAGTCTTCGGGCCGCTGTAGCTACCACCCGACTTTTTATAGCGTTGTGTGGCAAGTTGCGCTTTTCTAGCTGACCACTGCCCAGCTTTACCACCCTTCGTCCCTGCTTTTACAGCAGCGACAATCCGCTTCCATTTAGGTTCATCACTTCGAGCCATTTGTTTTCCCCGTATAGCCTTTTATTTTAACTATGCTCGGGTCTACCCAGACAGGTTTGCAGTGCGCAACTACTGGCACATAGTTATCCTCACGGCGGGAAAGCAAACGCGCATCGGCAAGGCAATGCTGCAAACGCCACCAATGACTAGCGACTCGTTCTTCGGGGTCGCCGTCTAACTGAACTATTAGCGCGAACGCTATTACTAGCTCCATGCGCTAGTCAGTGGAGCGCCGCTGTTGATTAGTGATCAGCTGTAAAATGACTTTGGTATCTGCTTTCATTTCCGAAACGTCCTCTTGCACCGAATCGACCTTAGCCTGGACAAGGGTTACATTCTTATCCAACTCAGCTATCTGCTCCGTGTGTCGCTGGATAACCGTTTTGTTATCGCGTATGTCTTCCGCATTACTGCCGCTCTCTGCGGACAATGATGCATACGAAAAAATTGCGCCGACCGCAACTACTCCCAGCGGCGCTACTGACGCCAGTGTCTTGATGTCCATCTGTTTCTCCTAAATCTAACTACCATTTCACAAGGTTTGCCCAGTAGGCCGCGCTCATCTTTCCCTTGGCTATGTTGCGGCCATGACGGGATTTAAAACTTGCTCGTTTCTTCTTCATCTTGTCTGACTCACCGGCTTTGGGCTTCCCTGCGGTTGAAGCTCCCTGCTCACCGAACCGGATTGTCTTGATCTTTGACCCCTCTTTTGCAACCACAATGTGTGACTTCTTGGGGTGCGAAGGCGTTCTCTTCGGTTTGTTAAAGCCCGATACTCCCGCTCGAGCTAGCCGTGGATCTTTTTCACTCAAAGGATATCCCCCCTTAACCTCTTTAAAGTTGCTTCTGGTAGGGCGTTAAACTCTTCTTCACTCAGGTTCGAAACGTCTAACGCGGATTCACCACGGACAGCTGCGCCTTCACCAGCCATCTCTGGCGGTTGTGAGTCCGCTACCTTTAGCTTTCGGCTTACTTCAGCGCGTTTTTTAGATACCTCATCCGTGGCGGCTTTAGCGGCAGCAGTGCTAAGCATGGGGGTGTCATCAACCAGCCCGTTCTCGCTAATAACGAACTTCGCAGCCCGTGACAAAGCGGCTACGGGGTTGTCGCCTTTGATAATAAAAGCATCGCGGAGGTCAATAACCTCTTGGGTCAACGCCTCGTCATACTCATCACTCTTCGCATTGAATACGGGGAACTCCGCCTCGAGCGTACTGGCGGCTTGTTGAAGGGCGCTGGCCTGCTGATTGTTAGACACCGTGTCCGTCATCTTCTGAGTCATCTCATACTCAATCTGAACGCGTTCTGCTTTACGTATATCCGCCCTCAGTGCAGCAGCTTTCTCGGCCTCGCCATCTAGCAGCGCGTTCTGATACTCAAGCTCTTTCGCACCAAAGTCATACTCTTCGGGCGCATCTTCGGCGGGAACTTGTGCCGCTTTCATGTCGTCAAGCTGCTTCTGCAACGCCTTCTGCTTCTGAAGAACTTCGTCGAGGCGCGCTTTTGGCACCATCGGCTTTTTAGGAGCAGGCTCCGCTACTTCCTCTTTGACTTCTGTTATCTCATCCAAGACGGCCTCTTCCGTTGGAGCGGCTTCGGCCTCCTCCGCGGGTTCGTCTGCCACAGCTTCGTCTTCGACAACCTCGGCTGTTTCTTCTTCGGTGGTGTCTTCGGCAACAACTTCGGTCGTATCCTCTTCAACAGTTTCAAAACTCAGGTCAAGTAACTCTTGCGAGTCCTCGTCAGGCCGATCTGCCCCAGGCATTACGTCGTACTGGATTTCTTTGCTTTCGTCTTTCTCACTCATATCAATTTCCTATTGGAGGTTTTTGGTTGGCTTGCTTTTTTGCAGCGGTCTGCATAGCAGTAGCCGCTATGCGAGTTGCTGCGTTGGTTTCTGATTGACTGGTTCTAGTCTGATTGGTGAGGCTAGCCAGTTCTCTGCGCAGCTGGAGTTCTTGCTCCTTCATTTGCAGCTTGGCTTGTAGCTCTTGCATGCGGATCTGAGGTTCTACGTCCGTTGTATCTTGTACTTTGGCAATGTTCATCGCAGCTTCGGACTGAAGCTTCTTAACTTCGGCATCCAACTTAGCAAGGGTTAACTGTTCTGCCTGCATCTGCATCTGCTGGGCTGCTGCTGCGGCTTCTTGCTGCTCTGGCGACTGCTCAACTCCTGTCATCATGCGGATGCGCTTAGCCAGTTCACCCTTCTTAGTAAGATGGCTATACTCGATAATGGCATCGTCTGGTATCGCCACTCCCACCTGACGTAGATTAAGCGCCTCTGCAAACTGCACTTCGTCAAAGCTATCCCGCGCTGGGGCAGATGTGATAACAACGTCGTACTCGCCAATGGTCAGGTCGTTAATTACCCTGCCCTCTGGAGTCATCTCGTTGACGGTTACTTCTTCGCGTGGTTTGAGCGGATCGGTTTCGTTTGTAATCTGCAAAACCCGTTGCTCTGAGTAGAATGTCTGTACCAGATTTAACACTTTCTCTGCTAGATACTGACGCGCCTTCTTTAAATTGTCCAACGGCACTTGTATCATTACAGCGCCGCGTGCCGACTTCTCTCGCATCGCAACACCTGACACTTCCGCACTATCAGACCCTAACATCGAGTCATTAACACCAGAGATGGCCTTAATGTTTACTGCGGCTTTCTGCCCGATTCTATCTAAACCTGTGGGGATAGTGTTGGGGGTGATCTTCTGAGGGGGTGTTGTACCGCGAGCATATTCTAGAACAAGACCCGTCTCAGCACCGTGTTCCTCAAGATCATCAGGTGTCATACCTACCAGCGACCCTGACTCAACCATCCATCCACTATTAGCTGTGGTATTAACAATATGCAGTTCTTGACTTGCGATTTTATTTAGCTGTTCTTGGGGGCTGATCAGATTACGGATGACCCCGAACGGTCGTCCCCGTCTAAAGTAAGCAAAAAACGGCACAATGGTAAACTCGTTATAAGGCGACCAATCGTCGTGCAGTACCGTCTTGTCGCACGTCACAGTCCAACGGACTTTGCGCTTCATCTTGGTTATTAAGTTCAGTCCGTACTGCTTCGCAAACTTCTTTGACTTTGCCTCGGGCCATGCGTCTGGTGACTCTCGTTGGTCGCCCGTTGTGGGGTCCACAAAACAAAAAACCCGTGACATTTTCTTGTGCTGGCGCTCTACTACGCGCAGTGATTTGACATTCTTATAGTCGTCTTCGTCCACAACAGTCGCGCCAAACATATCGTCTGCTGGCTCAATATCACCGTAGCGGTTCTCTTCGTACTCGATGGAATCTCGACCAAAACTGTTTCCGTTTTCAGCAATGAAGCGTAACTCTTCGGATTTCTTTTTCCCATAAAGCTCCTCGATCTCATCAAGAGTCATCCACTTGGTTTCAAAGACCTCGTTCCACGTCTTAGGGTCATAGTCCTTGGCATCGGGGTCAATCAAGATGTCTAGGGGATCTTTGGCGGTTATGCGCACCTCACCTTCAACGTGATCCTTAAAATCCATACGAACGTCGAAATACCCGCGCCCGTCCATTATTAACCCGTCGCTAAACACCTGCTGTTCTACCCAATCCAGTTTATTGTTGTCTGCAATCTGCATGTACACTTTAGTGAGAACATCTGCTACGTCCTGCTGCGCGCCCCGCCGTGGTTTGAACTGGACATCGGCTCGACGTGTGGACTGCTCCCCAAGAATCGTATTAACAGTCGGTAGGATCGTATTAATAGTAAGTGATGGTCGCCCTTCTGACTCGAGCATGGCTTGATCGTCCAAGTCCCACTGATCGCCCCGATAAAAGTCATCACACTTCTTAGCCATGTGAATGTACTCTAGATGACCGTGGTCTCTAGCTCGTACGTATCTGTCCCATTGAAAGCTGGCAATCTGCTGCTCTTTCTCGGGGGTCAGTCTCGTTGTCTTTTTCATTCTTATGCGCCCATAGCTGATTTGCTTCGTAGCTCTTTACCTATAAAAGGAAGACGATCTCTCCAGGAGGAAACGTGGACAACGGGCGCTTGGTAAGTAGCAAATTCAGTCATCATTAGTCCCAGCCACGCTAGTGCATCCACCTGATCGTCGTGTACCCCATTCGGGAAGCGCAATAACTCTGCTACCAGTGGGCCTGTAAAACTCTCGTCCTTGGGCAACCAAACCATGCCCTGCTGCATTCGTCCTTGGATGGCTCTAGCACGCGCTTCTTTATCCCTGCGTCCGGTCTTTAAATCTTTAATGAACGCCTCGAACAGCCCGCGCTCTCGGATACGCTTCTCGAGGAAGGGGCCAAGGGCCATCTCAATGTGCCCTTTTTCAATGCCGATTATTGACGGCCTCCACTCTTCGTACAGGTCAAGTATCCGCTCTACAATCTCGAAGCCGTCGTACTTACCACGTACCACGTCCACAACATACAATTCATCATACTCATCAACGCCGACAACCATTCCAACGGTGTAGTCGTTCCTGTCCTTCTTACCAATCGCTAAGTCCCACGCGCAGTAGAACTTCATCCGGTCGTAATCAACATCGTCCCTGTCGTAGTACTGAATCATGTCTCTGGTGAAGTAATCACCGTCATCTGACACTGGATTCTGCTGGTACAGGGCTGACCAGTCTCGAGGGCCAACAGCTTTTTCAATTCTTGTAAGTGCTTCTTCGTCGTATCGCTCACGATGGAGCGCTTCTCCTTGGAGTCTGAACTCTTCGTCAACTTCTGCTCTAGCAGGGTAGTTAACAACTTCCCACTGCTCACCATTATCTGCCGCTGCTTTCAACAAACGACCCGCTAAATCGTCATCGTGCCATCGCGTTAGGATGACCAGCACCCCTCCACCTGGAGCTAGGCGCGTATATGCTGTGGACGTGTACCAATCCCACGTCGAATCTCTGGCGTTTGCTGACTCTGCGTCGTCCCTGTTCTTTACCGGATCGTCGATAACAAGGACATGGGCACCCTTACCAGTGATACCGCCGCCAACGCCAGCAGCCACATACCCCCCGCCAGTAGTAGTAAGCCAAGCCTCCGCAGACTGACTGTCAGGATCAAGTCGCGTGCTGAAGGCAGTTTTATAGGTTGGTTCGCGGAGTAGCTGACGTACCTTTCGAGAGAAACCCATTGCAAGCGAACCCGAGTACGAGCAACTGATAAATTCATGACTTGGATGTCTACCCAGATGCCAAGCTGGGAAAGCGACTGACGCCAGTGTGCTTTTGCCGTGTCGAGGCGGCATAAAAAGCATAAGTCGTGGGCTTTTTTTCTCAGAAACGTCTTGAGAGAACTGCTCGAGTCGTCGACAGATGTCTTTATGCACCCATCCTGCGGTGTAGTCGTGGTTGAAGCGCTCGACAAAGGGCAAGAGCCGCTTCCTTGTGAGGAATCGGAGGGCGAGTTCTGTTTTCGCTTTCTCTTCAAGAGATATCTCCGCTGGTTTGGCCTCAACAGGCTGCTCGGAAGATGGTTGTGGTAGCGCATCTACATCATCTGCCTTGCAATAAACACATAAATTAGTGGTTTCAGCATACAGCGTCTCAGGATGCAACCTCTTGCACCTGATACACTGCCTTTTTTCTACGCCTTCGGTCATTTGTTAATAAGAGCGCATCTTTTTCTTTGGCGCGGCTTTCTTTTTCCGTTTCACAGGCGTGCCTGTAATCTTCGTGGTAGAAATCTTCTTGCCGCCAGGCTTACCGGCAACTGCGGCGTTCCGAGCAATGGCCTTTGTCTGCTTGTAAACGGTCTTTGCCATAGTTAAGTGCTCTCTGGTTCAAGGTAATCGTCATTTTTACCGGCAATTTTGAGCAACTCCTCGTCAGACAGACGCTCTAGCTGCTTTGCGGTGGTGTTTATGCTGATGTTGACCTGCGTCGCATTGTCTGGGACAGTTAACCCGTGCAATTTCACAAGTGAATCAGTCGTGTTCTTCATTTCTGTGGCGTTGGCCGAGGAGTTGTACGCCTCCATATACATGAGATGGGCGTTCTGACGCTCGAACTTTATCTCTTCGCGCATCTGCTCACGGAAATACTGGAGGGCTTTCTTTACAGAGGGGCGTTTTACCGCTTCATTGGCACGTTGGCGACTGCTATACCCTGCCCCACGGCCTGCTGCGGCCACTGACATGCCGCTAGCGATCAGAGAAACGAGCTTTTCTTGTTGAACGGTCAACTCGTTCAACGTCAACCCCATATATGGCAAGTGGGATTGGAACTCTGTCCTCGAACCTAGCGCTGTGTCAGTGGACAAGCCTGAGTTTTGGTTGTCCTGTGTTACTGGTACGGTCATATATGTCTTTGTCGCTGTCGAGATAAATAAACATTGGTGCTTTGTCGCCCAAGCTGTCCAAGTCTATACTCTCTAAGAAATATGGCAGTGAGTTCTCGCCATATCCCATGTATAGGAGTATCTCCTCGGCAACGTTTCCGTCGTAAACAAGGACTTCGTTCTTAGATGTGCGTATTCCAGTGCCTAAGATAGCGTCATCCAGACCCTCAATAGCGATCATCTCTAATATCATATATGTATATTAGCGTGACTAATATTTAATCGCAAGAAAAATCACGAATCGTCTTGATCCACCAGTAAAAAAGATCCTCTGGCAGCGTATTTTTCATAATATTTACTCTATACGCGACCATTTGCACGTTTTCGACGTGATATCCTTTCTTATTAGCGATCCTGTCGATAGATCCGTTGAAATCCTTCTTTCCGCTACCGTCTCTGTGGTGTGTCAGAACGACACCGGACAATGCACAGCGGCCATTTTGCGTAAGCCATAGGTCGATTAAATCTTCTTCGTCGATAGTGAACTCTGTCCCTCGTCTTTTGGCGCGCTGTTTGGCCGTTCTAAAAACTTCATGCAGATAAGACTCATATGTTGTGCTTGTTTGCCGTTGGAACCTCGTCATTCGACATGGGCGACACAATAACCTGCCTTTTTCGAAGTTGTCAGGTGACTGTTGTTTTTTGCACATGCTACACGTTTTACTTGTCATTCTTGGAGGTTAGCATTATTAGCTAAAGTATTATATAAAAAAATTTGAAAAAAAAATTTGAAAAAACAGCTTGAATCGCTCACCCATTATCTTCGTATAGTGCGGCAGGTCGACCGCCATCCCAGATCAAACGACATGGAACCTTGTTTTATGTCAATTTACAGGAACCTTGTTTGTCAGTAACCCCTTTGCCTGTGTCCTTCGGCATAGGGCATGGGTCATAGAACCTCTGTCCTTCGGCATTGGTCATGTGACAAGAGTTATGTGGCCTGTGACATTGGACATGACCATGCGACATAGTCATGTGGCCTGTGACATAGTCATGTGACATTGGACATGGGCCAGCTAGCATTAGCATTACACTATAGACAGTGTATTACACTATAGACGGTGTATTCATCGGCCCGTTGGCGGGCGCTAAGTGGCACACATTACCTCGTAACTGGCACACATTTGACGTAACTGGCACACACCAAAAACACCATTGTCTTATATATCAGACACTTAACAAAACGTGTGCCACTTGTGCCGCGTGTGCCACGTAATTCCCAGTTACTGTGTATACATGTACTGTTTTTTCTCTTTTTTAATGTTGTTTACACAGTGAAATAGAAAAATGGTGGCACACATGGCACACATTTGTTAAGTGCTTGTTATGTATAGTGTTTATGCGTTTTGTAAGTGGCACACATGGTGGCACACATGGTGGCACACACCCCCCGTAAGTGGCACACATTCTAACAGTCGACATTAACTAACTGTCATATGTCATTGTTAAATAACAAATATATAAAAAACCACCGA